GATGCTCGTTGGGCACCAAATGGAACTACAGACCCTGTAGCAGATGCTTACCCAACTATTGAAAGTTTGCTCACAAGTGACTACTTGGATCTAGATGCTCCAGATCCTGCACTGTATCCACAAGGTGTATTGTTGTTTAACACACGTCGCTCAGGTTACAACGTCAAGAGCTTCCAGAGCAATTACTTTAATGCCACAGATTACCCTGATGATACATTGCCTGTAGTTACCAGCACATGGCTCACAGCCAGTGGCAACAAAGACAATGGCAGCATGTGGTCAGGTCGCTTGGCACAGCGTCAATTGATTGTGCGAGCTCTCAAGAGCGGTGTTGACACTTCAGTTGCCGCACGTGAAGAACAAAACGGATTCAACATCATTGCAACACCTGCATATCCTGAGTTGACACCAAACATGATTGCATTGAGTAACGAGCGTAACAACACACTGTTTGTTGTGGCCGACACACCAATGCGTCTTGGTGCAGACGGCAACAGCCTTGTTGAGTGGGCAACCAACAACAATGGTCTGGGCTTGATCACTGAAGATGGTAACTCAAGTACCAGCAACTATGCAGGTGCTTTCTATCCAAGTTGCCAAACAAATGACCTAAGTGGTAACACTGTGGTACAACCTCCAAGTCACATGATGGTACGCACAATTCTGCGTAGCGATGCAGTGAGCTATCCATGGTTGGCACCAGCAGGCACACGTCGTGGTGTGGTTGACAATGCTAGCGCAATTGGTTACATTGAAGCAACTACAGGTGAATTCCAGCAGATTGGTGTGAGCCAAAGCATTCGTGATATACTGTACGAGCGTAACATCAACCCAATTACCTTTATTCCAGGTGTGGGTATTGTTAACTTTGGTAACAAAACCACTACTACCACAACCACTGCACTGGATCGTATCAACGTGGCACGACTGGTTGCATTCTTGCGTGGTCGATTGGAAGAAGTTGGCAAGTTGTACTTGTTCGAGCCCAACGATGAAATTACTCGTAACGAAATCACCAACACTGTTAATAGTTTGATGATTGACTTGATTGCCAAACGTGCAATCTATGACTACCTAGTGGTTTGTGACTTGAGCAACAACACGCCAGCACGTATTGATCGCAATGAGTTGTGGGTTGATATTGCCATAGAACCAGTGAAAGCGGTGGAATTTATCTATATTCCATTGCGCATCAAGAACACTGGTGAGATCTCTGGTGGAGCGTAATAGAGAAATGGGGGCTGTTTTTTCGGCCCCCAGTTCAGGTAAATAAACATATAGGAGATAACGAATAATGGCAAGCGCATCACTTAACAAAATGTCAGTACCACTGGGAGGGCAAGCCACCCAGGGCCTATTGATGCCCAAGCTCAAATATCGATTTAGAGTATTTTTTGAGAACTTTGGCATATCAAAGCCCACAACAGAATTGACCAAGCAGGTTATCAGCGTAGCTCGACCAAACTTGACATTTGAAGAAATTGCAATTCCTATCTATAACAGCACACTAAAGCTGGCTGGACGTCATACCTGGGCAGACGTTGCTTGCTCTATTAGAGATGATGCATCAGGCAGTGTGACCAAGTTGATAGGCGAACAGTTCCAGAAACAAATGGACTTTTTAGAAATGGCATCTGCGTCATCAGGAATTGACTACAAATTCTTGACCAAGATCCAGGTACTTGACGGTGGCAACGGAGCTTCAGAACCAGTGGTTTTAGAAACCTGGGAACTGTATGGCTGCTACCTCAAAGGCGCAGACTACGGTGAATTGAATTACAGTAGCAACGAAGCAGTCACAGTTAACTTGACCATTGCTTACGATAACGCCAACCAGTCACCTAACGGTAGCGGTGTTGGTACAGAAATTGGTAGAACCCTTGGTGACGTTGTAACAGGCGCGGGCATTGGTAATACCTAAGGCAGGTTAATATGCCAACATTTGGCCAGGAATTCTTCAAGGGATTCACCACAGTTGACAGTTTGCGTGATTATCGTCACGCAAACAAAACCTTTACCGCAAATTCGTTTGAGCTCAAGCCACGGTACAAGTTTTTATTCCATGTCAGCTTTACACTAAACTATCAAGAGATCCCAACTTTAAAAGCAGCCATGGGATCAGACGGTGTTAAAAATGTCAGTCTTGTGGTAAAAACAATTGACCTTCCCAAGTACACAATAGCCACTGAGACGCTTAACCAATACAATCGTAAACGTGTAATACAAACCAAGATCAACTATGATCCTGTGAGTATTACTTTTCACGATGACTCAGGCGACCTAGTGCGTACCATGTGGTACAACTACTATGCTTACTACTACAAAGATCCAAGCCAAAATTATCTTTCACCCAACAGCCAAAACGGCAGCATGGGACCAAGCGCAAACAGACAAACTGGTTTTGGATACAACGCCCGAGACATCTATGATGACAAACGTCAAGTCAGCGACTGGGGTTACATTGGCGAAGCCTTTAATGATGGCAATACGTCATTGTTGACCAATTCAGGCAAGCCACCATTCTTTCGCGACATCAGAATTTATGGCATGGATCAACACAAGTACGCTGAGTATGTGTTGATCAATCCGTTGATATCTAGTTTCCAGCACGATCAATATGACTACAGTCAAGGTAGTGGCACTATGACCAACACCATGCAACTCAGCTACGAAACAGTAAAATATTACACCGGCGCCATTGGTAGCCAGCGTCCAGATATCAACGTGCAAGGCTTTGCTGATCCTGCACACTATGATACAACGTTGAGTCCCATTTCAAGACCAGGCAGCAATGCCACAATCATGGGCCAAGGTGGTTTATTGGACGCAGGAGCAGGTATTTTGCAAGACTTACAAAGCGGTGGACCACTGGGTGCTATTGGTGCTGTACAAAAGGCCGGTACAGTGTTCAACACATTCAAAGGCAAAAACATCAAGAGTATTGCGGCTTCGGAAGCCACACGACTGGGCACAGACGTTGTCAAAGGATCAATACCTGGAGCAGTGAAGTCTATGCAAGGCCGTCCCAATGGTATGTTCTTCCCAACACCCAATGGGCCAACCACCAATCCTTGATGCTATAAATACTCCACAGTATTATGTCTAGCATTAATTTTACCAACTTCAACCTTGATCAAACAGTACGAGTGTTTGACAGTTTCTACGAGTATGAACTCAACATACCAGCCAACGAGTATGACATTGTACATTCGTTCTTTTTGCAAGAAATGACTGACAAAACTGCCGCTGGCAACTTCACAGTGAGCTTGTTTAGAGTAGCGGACGAAACCAAAATACCTGCCTTGGATTTGTTGGCAGGATTCTCTGGCGCCAACGGCATGAGCCTTAACGCTAATCTGGCCTACTATCTCAACAGTATACGCAACAAAGCCACACTGCTGGGCGTGGGTGTACCAGTTACGCCAAATTTTTATGCGGCTAGAAATGTGGTGCAGTAATGGCCAAGTGGGCACAAGGGTTTTATGATGTAATGAACCCCCAGAAGTATGTGGGCTCTGGCAAACCTAGATTCCGCAGTGGCTGGGAACTGAGCTTCATGCGTTTTTGTGACAATAACGATCACATATTGCAGTGGGCCAGCGAAGCAGTGCAAATACCCTACAGACACCCGCTGACTGGCAAACAAACCATATACGTGCCAGACTTCTTGATCACCTACCGCACTCGCAACAACACCATGCGAGCTGAACTGATCGAAATCAAACCCAAAAAACAAAGTGTAATTGAGTCAAAAATGAACAGCCGTGATCGAGCTGTGGTAGCTATTAACTATGCCAAATGGCAGGCCGCAACCAAATGGTGCAAACGCCAGGGCCTGGCATTTAGAGTTATCACAGAAGATCAAATGTTCCACAACGGTCGAGCATGAGTCACTAAATATGGCATGACTCGCAAACTTGAAGAACTTTTTGACCTGCCCCCAACTGAAGAAGAAGTAGACCTTGCTCTACCTGCACTTTCCACCAACAAAGAAACCCTGCAAGCTCTAGACGACGCTATTGATAAAATAGACAATGCATTACCTGCTGTCAAGGGTCTAGATGCCACTGATACAGAAATGGACGAGCTGAGTGATCTAGCAAAATCCAGCTACAAAGATCTCATGGATCTTGGCATGCAAGTGGATTCAAGATTTGCCAGCGAAATCTTTGGTGTTGCCAGCAATATGCTAGGGCATGCTATCACAGCAAAAACAGCCAAGCTAGACAAAAAACTCAAGATGATTGATTTACAAATGAAAAAAATGCGGTTGGATCAACAACAGCAGGCACTTGAAGCCAAGGACCCCGAAGCTGCCACACAAACAGCGCACGGCGTGGTATTGAGTCGCAATGATCTACTAGAGCGCATCATTGGCAAAGGCCAAAAAGCGCAAAAAGAATAAATATACAACAGGATACCAGATATGAAACCATTTGCAAAATACCTAGCAGAAAGCGAACGTACATACAACTATCGCATCAAAGTGGTTGGCGACGTTCCCGCAGGCTTCTTCAAAGAGCTACGAGACAAATGCCAACAATTTGACATTGTCAAAATGGGCGATGCCAAAAGCACACCAGTGCGCAAAGTCATTCCAGACTTTCCAGCATTTCCCAACCAGGCAGTTTCAAGAGTGGATGTGGAATTCAAGTACCCAGCTGTTGAGCCACAAATCAAACAGTTGGCACAGTTGTTGGGGCTGGATCCAAATCGTATTGTGATGATGGCTACTCCATACGAAGAAAGTATGGACGCTGAATCTGTCAAGATTGAAGATCAAAACAAAGACTTGTTAGACTCTCCTTATCCTGCACCCGATGCTGAACAACGAGCATTGAAGAAAGATTATGCAACTGGTCCTTACGATCATGAAGTTGTGAAAAACGCATACAAGACCAATTTTACTGTGGCTGGGGGCAAGACACCTCCTGCCAAGACCACAAATGAATTGCCCATGGGCAACAAGAGCCCAATGACCAATATCAAGCGTTCCCCCAAGCCAGCAACTGGCGCAAACCCTAGAGGATAATTGAAATGACATTTTTTTACAACCTAAACAAAAAACTCGACACCATTCGTGCCACGCCAGAACTGACTCACAAACAATTGAACGAACGTGACATGAGTCGTGCGGCCAAGGGCTATGAGAAGTACGGCAAAGAGGGCATGGAAGCCTTGGCCAAAGCTGGCCGAGAAGGCAAATCGTTGGATCCAGTTCGTGCCAAGTATGACAAGTACGATAACACTGAAGTAGACGAAGGCATGGGCGACATGATAAAGAAAGCAGGCGGCATGGCCAAGAAAGTTGGCGGCGCCATACTAGACAAAGTTGGACACGGCAGCGATGCTGACATGATCCGTGACCTGCAACGCAAGATGGGTGTGCCACAAACAGGCAAGAAGCCAGAACAAAAAACAACCGAAGCTGCCAAATACCGTGACCCCAAGTACAAAGACAAATTGTACACAGTAGAACCACTAGACTACACCTACGGCCCTGACGCCGATGAGCTCTATTATAATCCAAAACCCGATGACTATGAAGGTAGAAAACGCAAAATAGGCGGCAGCGAATTTGACCACAACGATCCACTACGCAAGGGCTTTGGGCGCGGCGGCAGCGGCAGTCCTGTAGAAAAAGGACCAAGAAAAGGTTTGCCTTCTCGCAATCAAATCACCAGCCTCAAAGGCAGTATCAAAGACGCACACGGAACACACGCAGAACCCAATTTGCCAGAAGCCGGTGCACCAATGACACCTAAACAAAAGTCATTTGCCAAACTTGCACCACCTGCAAACAAAATCACTTTTGCTGACAAGATTGCCGGCGCCAAAAAAGAAGTTGATGAAATGCTAGGCGATGTGGCTGCAGAAGCCATGAAAGGCGCACTCAGCGGTGGTCAAAAGAAATTAGACAAGAACAACAACGGCAAACTAGACGCCAATGACTTTGCTATGTTGCGCAAAGGCGGCAAGCAAGAAACCACTGAAGAAGATGATGATAACAATCCGTTTACATCATGGAAGAAGCCACGTGCAGAAAAACCTCAGGTTGGATCAATTGAACGTGGCCACAAGCATGATATTGAGCACACTTCTACAGGCCGTAAAGTAACTCGCAGAGTTGATGACCAAGGCAACTCAGTAGGCGCTGATGACGCCGGTGATGCTCAGGCAGAAAAACGTGGTCGTGGTCGTCCCAAGAGCACAGATGGTCCACGTCAGGAACGTGTGACTGCCAAGAGCCGCAAAGCTGACCGTACCACATTCCAAAGCAAGAAAACCAACGAAGGCGATGACGAAAGCGATGACATCAAACAAGCTATGGCCATGTTAAAGAAAGCTGGCTACAAAGTTAGCAAGGCAGCCGATGGTGCTGAGCAAGTTGACGAAAAAGCAACTAGCAAAAAGCAACAAAGATTCATGGGCATGGTACATGCCGCACAAAAAGGCGAAAAGCCTGCCAGCAAAGAAGTTGGTAAAGTTGCCAAGACAATGAAAAAATCAGATGCTGAAGACTTTGCCAGCACCAAGCACAAAGGCTTGCCCGAAAAGAAAAAGCCTGAAGGCAAAAAGAAAGAAAAAACTGAAGAAGCAGGCGGAACATCAACCCCCACAGCGTCAAGTGGCTTTAGCTTTGGTCAAGGCATTTATGATTCAATGAATCATGATTTGGAAAACATGATCAAAGAAAGCATGAGCCGTTTGAACGAAAGCATGAATGTCAGCATGAACATGAATTCAGATGCTCAAGGCGGTCCTGGCAAAAGTCTTACTGTAACTGCCACAGACGATGACGCATTGAAACTGGGTACACTGTTGAAAAACGCTGGACTTGGCGGCGGCGATGAAGGCTACGGCGGATCTGGGCACCAGTCTGCTTGTGGCTGCGGCACCCCTGACTGCTCATGTGGCGATCAAGAAATGGACGAAGCCTATGGTGACAATGTTGTAGATCAAAATGCTCCAGACTATCCTACAGACACTGAACAAGCTGAAGATAACTTTGAATACTCAGGCGGCTTGAACAAGCCCAAGTCAACTGGACAATCAACTGTGCCAGTATTGGCCAGCCAAGAAGAACGTCAAGAAAGTTATGCTGCCGAAGAAGAAGATGCTATCAAGCGCATGATGGAAATGGCCGGCGTTAAAGAAGCCAAGAAGCCCGATGCTAACAAAGATGGCATTCCAGATTACGCTCAAGACGGAAAAGGTTCAAAAGACCTTGGAAAAGCAAAAGACAAAGAGAAAAAAGTGGACGAAGGCATATTGGCTGCTACCGCTAATCTTTGGAAAGAATATAAAGTTCAGGCTGGAGTCTAATATGACATATAAACCCTACAACGAAAATTTAAACACAACCACACAGCAGAACCCTCACAGTCCTGCTACCAGTGGGTACAAGCAACAACCAGTGGAAATTCCTGGAGTGTTGCATCAAACACGTGAGTTGTTTCAACCTGTGGTGATTCAACCCAATCAGGATAGCAAATAATGGCTGCCGTTCAAGTTGTTAACACCGCGGGCAATGTATTATGGACAACAGACAAAGCAGAATTTAACGCTGTCACTAATGATGTTACCTATCAAGTTTTTGCCACTGCACTAGGTACTGCTAATGCAGTGGGCAATTTATATGCCAATGCAGTTAGAGTTCCTGCTGGATCAACTCACTATGC